GCAGTAGTGTTTAATGTCTGCCAAGTTTTATCCCCCCTCCAATACTGGCTAATTGTACCAGCAGTAATTGCTCCTTCTTTATTGTTAAAAGTATTCCAATCCGTGCTTGTTAAATACCCATTAACACTTGAAGTTGCTTGAGATATAGTAAATATCCCAGTAGTATTAGAATAACTTAATGGAGAAGATGCATTTAAACTTGTTAAAGTAATATACGCAGCACCATTAATTAATTGATTTGTATTAGTAGGTATTGTAAAAACCCCTGTTGTTGAATTATAAGCACCAGAACCAGCAGTAAAACTAACCGCACCTCTTACCCTTGTATCTGTGTAATAAAGGTTAGTCCCTTCGGTTACTAAAGTTGTTGTATAATCTCCTGATTGAGCAACTATTGCTCCAGTTCTACCAAATACGGAAGTAACCGCATCTGTGTTTAAATCACTCCAAGAAGCAGTTATTGTACCACCGCCTTGCTCATTTAATGTTAAAGTTTTAGTCGTAGTTCCCGTTACGGCAGCAGATGTTAAACTTCTATTATAAGCAGTATCCCAATTAGCCGTATTATCTGTTAAATAAGTAATTACTCCAGAAGTAGATTTAACAATCCCACTCCCGCTTAAAGCATTTTGCTTATTATTAAAAGTTGTAAAGTCAGTTGCAGCCAAATATCCATCTATTGATGTAGTAGATTTAGCAATAGCAAAAGTTCTATTAGCACTTAAATCGCCACCACCAGTCAAAGGAGCAGTAGTAGAAATAGTAGTCGCTTTTAATGCCTTAGCATCTAAAGTAGATTGTAATGGAATTACATATCCAGTATCTAAACCAAAAGCCAAAGTACCTGCGGTTGTTATTGGAGAACCAGAGATAGTTAATCCTGTTGGAACACTTGCAGCCACACTTGTAACTGTACCCACATAGCTTTCAGTAGAGTTTACCCAAGTAGTTCCATTATATCTTAAAACTTGCCCAGTAGAAGCATTTGTTATAGTTACATCACCTAATAAAGTTAAATTGTAATCACCTTCTTGTGCAACTATATTCCCTGTTCTTCCATAAACTGAATAGACCCCACTAGGTAAAGGATATGCACCGCTAGGAGCTTCAATTATAATGGGTTCTTCAGTTACATTAATGTTTATAATATCGTTGTTTACTATTATTTCTGTACTCATTATAATTGTGTTATATCTTGAAAAACAATAAAGTTACCCCAAATGTAAGTTTTTACATTCTGATTTGGGAATTGAATAGTTAAGTCGTAAACATAACTACCTGCTGATATACTTACTGCTTGATTTATTGTAATTTGATTGTGATTTAACCCACCAACAGTTAATCCGTGTCCTGAAGTCAAAGTTAATAAAGCAGTTGTAGAAGTAGGTCTAGTTCTAATTTGAATTTCAACTAATGCACCAGTTAAATCAATTGGAACAGTATTAGCAGTTAATTGAAGAATTTGACTCCAAGTATTATTTTGCCATATTTGAATATTATAGTTTGCTGGTCTAAAATCAGCATTAGATGGATTGCAAGACATTATTTTCTATTTTTACAAATTTACTAATTATTAAACAATTCTTTGTAATCAATAGATTCCCCCCAATATGGATGACTTAGATAAGTATTTTCTTTTGAATATATAGAATTATGAGAAGTAAAATGGATTCCGTGGTTAATATGTATAGCCTCATTTTTACATTCCCATTGTATCCTTTGTAAAATTTGGGTTTCAATATTGCCACTATTAGTTTTTAGGGCATTTGGTAAAATACTTAAACAATGTTTAATAGCATCATCAAATTTCATAGTCATTTGATGAAACGGCTCATCATCCTGATTCCTAATTTGCCACCCATCTTTATTCAACCCGCCATAATTCATATTTGTTAAAACCTTGCCATTCTCAAAATCAGGGAAATCAAAGTACCCCTTTGGATATAATACATCGTGCTCTAAAAATGAAACATAATCGTAAACCCCCATTTCTTTTGCAGTGTACAATAATTGGAGAATTTGTAATAATTGGTTTAAATGGCTCTGAGAACGATACCAACTAGAAACTGAATTAAAGGGGTTTTTAGGCATATCTTCCCAAAGGCAAGTAATTATATCAGCTTTGCCTTCAGATGCGATTTTTACGCTATTTAAAGAAGAATAAATGGCATTCCAAATGTCTTTATTGTTATTGTTGGAGTAAAAAATGCCTAATTTGTTAAACCCAGTTCTTGGGAGACTGATTAATTCGCCTTCCCTAAATGCCCTAATAGTTACCTTGCCTTCGTGTTCATACCCCATTTCTAGGAACTTTACTTGACCAATTTTAGGGTCTCCAACAATATTATTGCTTACCCTAGCCATTAATTTGTCGTTTTTTATCTTGTTGTTTAATTGCTCCGTACAATCTCTGCCCCCATAATTAGCTTTGATTATTTTCATAGGACTGTTTTTTTAGCGGTTTTTTCTATTTCTTGCCAATATTTATAAGAACATTTCTTAGAATCTAATTCTAGCTTTTCACCATAGGGAAGTTTGTTTACATACATAGATTTGTAAAACATACCATCATCTGGAGATACCACACCCGCATTGTGATATATATTGCAAGTATCCCAATTATCAGGGGAACTTGTAGCCCAAGCAAAATCAAAATCTTTATGCATTATACTTTCATAACCTAATTTCCAGCCGTTCCACAGAACAGCCCACATATCTGCACACCATATTTGAAGTTCGTGATACTTAGGATTTTCTAATCTCTTTTGTATATTTAAATCAGTTACTTTTCTAAATAGCATCTCACAATCATTTTCTACATTCTCCCAAAACTTCCAATCTATTCCTTTCATTAAATATTGAGCACCTATTGAATTAAATTCATTAGCCTTTACCAATTCTTTGTCAATCTTAACAATATCGCACATTAAATCAATTACATCTTCTCCCTTGCTCATTATATATTCATACCCAATATAAAATCTAGTATCAGAACCATACCATTTATTATCATAAAGAAATGGACCAAATATCATTTGTTTGGTAAATACAATATCGCAATCGTGATAAAATATTGCACCTTCAGCAAGTTCTGGGAATCTTTGGAAATGTTGTTTAAGAATATTAGGTCTTATTGATGAAATATAAAATGCTGATTCTCTTTTATCATCATAGAAAAAGAATCTAGCAGCATAGTTATTAGCTAACTTATTCCATTCTTCAGGTATTTGTTCTGTTTGTTTCCAACAGACAATATCTACTTGGTTTAAATTAATGCCTACATCTCTAAAGTTGTTAAGCATTACCTCAACTTGCCAAACATAATAAAGAGTTGCAGGTTGAGCACAGATATATTGTAATTTCATAGGTTAAAATGTTGTTACATTTAAATATACAGTTGTATCAATAGTTGGGGTAAATGAATATGGAGAAGCCTCTCCAACATAACCAGTAAATGAACCGCCATTACCAACCCCGAATGTTGCATCCGTTGGAGGTGATGCCCTTCTAGCAGCTAAATAAAGAGTAGAACCAGCAGGGACAGTAATACTTCCTTCGCTTGTATATGAAGTTCCTAAAGTAGTAGTTAATTTTAATGTCCAACTACCTGAATCTATTTTATAATAAGTTGAATAAGCTGAAGTAGTGCTTCCTGTGCTTCCTCTTACTTGTAAACTTACAATATAAGGTGCGTGGGTAGTAGTTGTACTTGTAGTCGTTGTTGTTGTCGTACAAGTTGGGGTAACTGATTTAACTACTTTTTGACCAACACTATCTTTTACTACTGCGAATAAAGAACCAGATACTGCAAATGATTGAGCAGCATAAACCTTAGAAGTCCCAGCAGTCCAATTTGTATTTGCAAATGCATCTGAAGAATAATTAAACAAAGTATTACCATAGGAATACCCTGTACCAGAACCTCCTGCAAATGTATCAATAGTAACAACCGCATCTGTCCCGCTACAAGTATAAGACATATTATAAGTAATAGGAATAATTGTAGTTGTCGTAGAAGTAGTAGTAGTTGCAGGACACCCAGTCAAACCAGTTGATGCAATTGCCAAATGTGCCCCTGCTGGGTCTGAATCGTATAATAAATCAATTCTATAAGTTTGACCTGTACTTGTAACTCTATCATTTAAAGCAAAATCTCCTTTAAGATATTGTTGAGAAGTATATGTAGTTCCTGTATTACAATTGTATAATAAATACCATTGTGGTGGAGTTGTAGTTGTCGTAGTTGTTGTAGTGAATCCAGTACAATCTGGAGTTACTTTTTTAGCCAATTTTGCTCCTACACTATCTTTTACAATTGCCCATAAATCTCCGCTTGTACTATAAGCAGAAGTCGCATACGTTTTAGAAGTCCCAGCAGTCCAATTTGTATTTGCATACGCATCGGTTTCATAATTAAATAAAGTATTCCCATAAGAGTAACCAGTACCAGACCCACCCGCAAAAGTATCTATTGTTACTATTGCAGAAGTTGTACTACTACAAGTATAAGAGATGTTAAAACTTACAGGCGGGATGGTTGTTGTTGGTGCAGCCGTTGTTGTTGTTGCAGGACAACCAGTAAGACCAGTAGTTGATACATTATATTGCACTCCACCAGGGTCAGTTGTTGTATCACTTACAATTGTAAAATATAAAGAAGTTCCAAATACTACCCTTTCATTTACGGCAAATGTACCATAAGCATATTGTTGAGATGTAGCAGCAAGACCACTAGCACAATTTAATAAATTATACCATACAGGTGCGTGGGTAGTTGTTGTAGTAGTAGTCGTTGCATTACAAACTACTGTTGCCTTATTAGATAATGCCTCTGCTCCAACGCTATCTTGTATTGTTACCCAATAATCTCCATTAGCTAAACTACCACCAAAAACGTGGCTTGTTGCCCCTCCTAATACAGTTCTAGTAGCAGGATTGTGTAAATCAAGAAAAGCATTGGCTTCAGATGTACCAAAACCTAAATACATATAAGGTGGAGTTCCTCCTGCGAATGTATCTGCGGTTACTTTACCAGTTCCAGCTAATCCAACGCATCCAGCAGTTGCAGTTACCGAAGGAGGCGGGATAGTTGTAGTTGGGGCAGCCGTTGTTGTTGTAGTTGTAGTTGGGGCAGCCGTTGTTGTTGTAGTTGTTGTCGTAGGAGCAGCAGTTGTAGTTGTTGTAGTACTTGTAGTAGTTGTAGTTGTTGTAGAAGTACTTGTAGTTGATGTTGTTGTACTTGTAGTTGATGTTGTTGTAGTTGGAGTTTTTTCTGTATAATATTGACCAGTCCCAACTAAATTAACATTATAAGTTCCAATCTCTTTGTAATTACCACTAATAGAAATATTACCTATAAAACAATACCCGCTTATATATCTTTTGCCATCAACCCCATTATCAATCTCAAATCTTACCAATAAATAAAGTCTATCTCTTTGATATTGCAACATTTCATCATAAGAGAAATTATCTAAGGTAATTATCCCATTACAAGACATTGTCCATTTAGATAAATTTGCCTTTGATTCTTTAAACCAAGCATTTGTAGAACTTGAAATTTCTATTAATTCTGTATCAGAACTAAAACTGCAATTTGTAGAACAAGCAAAAGGAACTTCCGTTGCTGGGAAAGTAGAAGTGTCTACCTTATATAGAATAACGTTATTTCCATTTACTTTAACCGCCATTGGACAAAGTTACTAAGATATTGTATAAGCACCAACTCCCAACAATTGTATGCTATAAGTAGCTATTTCTTTATATGGAGCAGTAATTTGCAAAGATGTTATAATAGCAGAACCAGATAATATTACAACGCTAGTTCCATTATCAATGCTGAATTTAACACTAATTATTGTTCTGTTTAATTGGTCTGATAGCATATCTGCATAAGAATAACCATTAAGAGTAACAATACCTTCACAAGTTAAATTCCAAGAAGATATATCAATTTTATATTCTCTAAACCAAGCTGAAGTTTGGCTAGTTACATCCTTTTGGTTTACTTGTACATTGAATGTACAATTGGTAGAACAAGCGAATGCAGTATTAACGCTTGAAACTACTTTATAAAGAATTATATTTTTGCCCTGTACTTTATTTGCCATAGGTCAAAGTTAAGTTATATTTATATTTAAATTGGCAAACCAAAATGGTCCAATTTGACCAATATCAGTAATATATATAGGAATAATAAATGCGTCTAATACCCTTTCACTTACTTCTATTAATTGAACTGAATTTACTTCATTTACATAAGCATTTTGACTTAACCTATTTATAATGAATTTTTTACCCGTATAAGACAAATTACCCGTAATTGTATCTGCACTTGTAAATACCTTATCTAAATAAACATACCCAACACCAGAATCCTTAAATGAACCTAAATCACATTCTATTGTTGCAATATTTTGATTTAAGTTTCTAATATTCTGATAGGTCATAAATGTCACTAAATCTACCGCACCACTTGGGAAATTTGTAGATGTTGAACTATACCAATTTTTTAAATATTTGCCAGTTGAATCACATAAAACACCTTTATTAGATGAATAATCAAATGAACTTGGATAATTATTCCCATAAGGTTGCTCAAATATCTTTAATGTAGAATCTTGACCAATTGATGAATTATAATTTGCTTCAATATATTTTATGTCATTTTGTTTTTGAGAACCTCTTTGTAAAATAAAATTTCTAACTGTTATTGACCCGCTGCTAGTTATTATTTTTATTTGCAAATACCCCATTCTAGGTATTAATGATGGCAAATAAAGAGTATCATAATAAATTGGAATACTAACTGATAAACTATTATAAGAACCATCTGTTGTTTGAGAAATTGGAATATTTTGAGTTGTTGAAACCCATTGATTGGTTGAATTTAACCAAACATTGCCGTAAGCAGTTATTAATTTTACTTGTAAATAAACTGTATTATATGCTTTTGTATCAAAACTTAAATTATAAGGTATATCCCCAATATAAGGGATATACAAATAAGGATATAAAGCATTCCCTGTTTCTATACTACCAGTTCCAGTCCCGCTTCCAGAAGTTATAAAATATTCATCAAATTGTTGATTTGTGTTAGTTATTAAATAAACATTACCTGTTCCTGTTTTAGCAGTAACAAATCCCTCTGCACTTGCAACACCATCATTTATTTTTAAATTAGCATTATCTATATAATTTAATGCACTTTCATAAGCACCTCTACCTTGTATATTATAAAAACCTTTTTTAAGTATTTTTGATTGAGTATTGTTTATAAAATGAACATTACCGTCAACATAAGGTTGAATATTAATAGTATTATTTAAAACACCACCTGTAACTAATACTGGAGTAGGGCTTAAAGTGTATTTAGTATAATAATTTGTAGTTGCCGACATTTCATTCATTGAAGCTATCCACCAATCACCATTAGCTTGAAATAATCTACAATTAAATGATATCATTATATTATTAATAATATCATAGTATGATTCCCCAATAAAATCTCTTACATATTGATAAATTTGAGTAAATGGTTCATTTGTAACATTATCAGTTCTATTTACCATACCTTCTGCAAAATAAGAACAAGCTGAAATTAAATTAATATTATCAGGATAAAGCAATTTATTTAATGCAGTAGATATTAAATCTAAATGAGTAGTTAATTCGTTTATGCTTCTAGTTTTTACATAAACAATAGATTGTAAAAAAGAAATACCATCAACACAAACAAAATCAGCTTGAGTGATTCCTGTTGAATAACCTATTTGTGAAAAGTCATTAAATATAAATCCTCTCCACATTATTGTACTATTTTCTTTTAATAGAACATAATATTTTCTATCATCTTGAGTTAATACATTTGGGAATTGGTCATAATCATCTTGCGTTTCTAATAATATAGAAAAATTTAATTGACTAGATATTATCGAAGGGCTAGGATATTCAACACTAGAATTAGGTTGTAAAATTATAGATGCAGGTTTGTAAGTTTTAACAACCCCAGCGGTATAATCTTTTTCATAAACTTCAATAATTTGATTATTCCCGTTTCTTAAAATCTGCGTTATAGTATATCTTAATCCGTATGACATTATGCTAAACTAATTGATTGCCCTTTAAGGCTAGATGATTTTTGTGTTCTATTAACCGCCAATAATAAATCTTGACCTCTTAATACAAATTGTCCGCCATTTCCTGATGAACTACCACTCATCGCTCCCGCACTAAATGTGCTATTCATCATTGAACCTAATTTGCTTAAAGGCATAATTGCTTCTGGTCCTGCTTCGCCTATTAAACCCCAAGATGGACCATTGGTTATACCGCCTGCTGCATTTTTTGTTGTTGGTATTCCTAATAAAGATTTAAATATATCAAAAAATCCTGTTGCAGCAGTTCCGCCATTTGAAGCAACCGCAACGTCTGCTCCTGGCAATGATGCTAAAATAGCAGATAATATTGCAGCTTTAATTGCAGTTGCAACTAATTGTTCAGCAATTTTTGACATCATATCAGATAATGCTTTATAAGCATTTTCTCCGTGTTGCATTGCATCCCACATTCCCATTATTGCTCCAGTTACTTCATTTGCAATAGTATTGCCAAATTTTTCAAATGCTTGTTGTTGTTTTGAAATTTCTTTTAATGTTGCATCACTTCTTTTTTTACTATTTATTTCAAATTGACCTGAAACTTCTTTATCTAACATTTCAAGTTCTCTTGCAGTTCTTACTGGGTCTAATTGTTTTTCTCCCAACGCACTTGCTTTACCAGCAGCACCTTTATCAACAATTCTCATTGATTCAAGTGATTCTGTAAATTTTAATTGCTTTTCTAACCCAGATAATGCACTTTTTGCTTCACCAGATGTTAAACCAGAAAGTTGTTTTATTGCATCTGATATTGCTTTTATTTTTAATGAAAAATATGATTCTTTATCTTTACCATTTAAAGGCAATTCTTTTATTAATCCAGTTGATAATTGATAGTTTAAAGATTGCGATTCTTCATTTAATTTTTTTATTATTTTTTCTGTTTCATTAAGTTTTTCATTAGAAGTATTACCCTCTCCACTTATTTTAACTTGTGGAGATAATTCTTTAATAGAATCAAATAATTTTTTACGTTGTTCTAATAAACTATTTAATATTGCATTTTCTTTATTTTCTTTTATTAAAGCATCTGTAGATTCTTTTCTTGTTTGATTATCTGTTTTTTTTAAATCAAGAGAATCTTTTAAAGCTTTACCAGTTGTTTTATAGTCTTTTTCTTCTTGAGTTAATGTTACACCTTGTGCTTTTAATATTTTTTCAGTAACATCTTCAATTTCTTTTTGCTTAATTTTTAAAGCAATAATTGAACTTAAATTTGTTATATATTTTTCATAAGCAGTATTTAAACCAATAACAACTCCTTGTTCTAATGTTAATCCTTTAAATATTTCAGGATTTATTTTTTTTAATTCTTCTAATGCCTTTGTTTTTCTGTTTCTAGTTTCTGTTTCATTACTTAAAATAGCAACTAAAGAAGTTACTTGCGTTGCTTCTTTTGAAGTTGATTCATAAAGTTGGTCAATATCTTGTTTTTCTTTTTCAATTTCTTTAGCGTGTTTTTGTGTTGCAGTTTCAGCTTTTTTTTGTGTTTTTTGCCATTCTTCAAAAAAACCTATTGCCGCAGATATGGCCAATACAATGCCAGCAGGACCAGTACAAGCACCTATAAGACCGCTAAGAGCATTTTTAAACCCACCTTCTTGAACCGCTAAACGAGTTAATGAATTACCAAACATTGTTAACCCATTCAAACCACTTGTTAATCCGCCAGAAGCAAATTCACGAGTAACCCTGTCCATTTGCCCAATGGCTCTAAAATTTTGATATGAT